CCAACCTTTACTGTGGATGAAACATATCTAAACACTGCTTCGGGAGTGGTCTCATAGTAAGGGTCTTCACCAGCATTATCGCATCTGCCTTGTTCCTCAAAGAGTTTTTCGATAACTCCATCAGTAACTACAGCAGCATAACGCCAAGAACGCTCACCAAAACCAAGATTAGATTTGAGCACAAGTTGACCCATGCCGCGAGTGAAGTATGCATTGCCATCAGGAATCAGTTTAACCTTTTCGATTCCTTGATCCTTAGCCCAAGCATTCATTACAAACCCATCATTCACAGAAATACAATAGATTTCGTCAATGCCAAGTGCAGAAAACTCATCATACTTCTCTTCAAAACCAGGAAGTTGATAGGCACTACAAGTAGGAGTAAATGCACCAGGAAGAGAGAAAATAACAACTCGCTTACCAGCAAAGATTTCAGCACTTGTGCGAGTTACAAACTCACCATCCTCACGAAAAACAAATTCTACTTGAGGAACTTGATACTTTTCTCTACGCATTACCATACTCCAGGAATAATTTGACCAGTCGTGGCATAAGTTCCAACAGCAATGACAAATCCAAGCATTGCAAGGCGAGAGTTAAGAATTTCTGCCTCAGGTGTCCATCCGAATTTCATTTGTTTTCTCCTAAAAAATTAAAGGTTTTCTTCTTGTTCAGTGAGGATTACACAATCACTTGTGGGATAAGCAACACAAGTAAGAATGTATCCTTCTTCTACTTGTTCATCATCTAGGAATGACTGCTCACTATTATCAACGTTACCGCTTACCAGTTTGCCTGCACAAGAAGAGCAAGCACCAGCACGGCAGGAATAGAGCATATCCAAACCTGCCTCTTCAGCAGCATCAAGAATGTATTGGTCCTCTTCACACTGAATTACATTCTCAGTGCCATCAGGATTTTGAAGAGTGATATTAAAAGCCATTAGTTTCAGTAAGTTTTAGATAGTTGATTTACAGAGTGTGCCAGTAAAACGAAAAAGGCAACACTTGTTATTGTAAAGATTGTTGCGGTCATTGTCAAGTCTCCTTAGAAATGTGGTCCTACTCCTGACATCCACGGTTCTTGATAACTCTCCGACCCACCACCAAAAGTAGGAAGAGGATTTAGAGAAAGAGTAGTAGCAACATTTTCAGTTGCCATTTGATACAGAACTTCGTGAATGTTTTCAGGTTCTTTGATTGTTACTGGTTTCTCAGTGTATTCTTCATAATGTTCTTCTTCAAGAATCTGCTCACTAATAAGAATTTGTTTTAGTTCAATAGATCTCTCAGTTTCTGGAGCAGGTCCAAACCAAGGATCGTCTTCAAGAATTTCAGGAGCAGGATAAGTCATCAGAGAATCAAACGATACCAAAGAACAGTTTACCAGTTGCTGCGTAAGAAATCAAGCCTGCGATAATGCCAAGCATTGCCCAGCGACCATTCATTTTCTCTGCTTTCTCAGAGTGAGGTTCAATACCATAACGCTCAAGTGCCTCCTTTGTCATATACATTGCAGGCTCTTTGGCAAACATATTCATTTGACCAAATTCATTCTTTGTTACAGTCATTATACTTTTGTAAAGATTTACAACACAATTATATAGCAAAAATAAAGAAGGGTCAAGCCCCTCTAGTTAGGATATCCTAATATTGCCTCAAATAGTTCTGACAAGTTTCTTTATTTTTGCGACAATATTCAAGAACATAAGAGTCAACATCAACCTCAAGAGATCTATGAGCATTCATATGAACAAGTTGAATGGCAATAAAAGAACCCACCACCAAAAGATTGAAGTGGGTTATTGGACTTGTAAGGATCTTTTTCATAAAAAAAGGGGAGAGTTTCCTCTCCCCAATTATATCACATTCTAATCAGAATATCAGAAGCGATAGGTTACGCCTGCCTTAGCGCCGTAGTTATTATCACCTTCAGCAGTCAGGAAGGAGAACTCACCGTAGACATTAACGTTCTCGGTGACATCAACACCCAGACCTGCCTTGCCAGAGAACTGAGTATCAGTATCGATACCGTCAATGGCAACGATAGCAGGACCTGCCTGAGCATACCAACCAGCGTTCTCACCCAGAGCGCCTTCGTAACCAATAGCGATGTCGGTTACAGTGCCTGCATAGTCGCTACCGACGAAACCACTGTTGGCTTCAACGTTGACGTAGGGACCTGCAAACGCAGCGGTGGCCATGAAAGGAGCAGCAGCAGCGGCTGCGAAAACAGTTTTGTTGAACATTTTAGTTACCTCGTAGTTTTTACTTGTGGAATGGTTACCCACAGATGTCAGGGACTTCGACTCGTCCCGTTTGTATCACGTTCTTGCAGCGAGTAGTTGAGGCATTCAGTAGTGATCACTTATTTATAATACCAGAGCATTAGAAAGTTGTCAAGTGGTTTCTTTCTTAACCTTTCTATACGCTCTACCTTGAGAATCAAATCCATCAATTTCAATGTAATGAGGTTCTCCATTAAAATTATCAACAGGAGAAATAAGAAGATATGGACCAGGAACCCTATCATCATTTGGATGATAAGTTCTCCAATTTGTTGGATGGAAATGAACAGTTACTACCTTCTTTCCAGGATTTCGACAAGTATATCCAAGTTCTCTCATATGATATGTAATCTTATTATCACACCCAGGTTTCCCCATAGTATAATTCATTTTATCAGATGAAGAAATTGGAGTTTTAAAGATCCAACTATCTTGAGATGCTGCATTATCATAGGGTTCAATTTCCCAATCTTTCCCATTACCTGTAGAAATTTCCCACCTAGTCAATGCATAAAAATTTTTATCCATATCAATACTATTAAAATATCTCAAGGTATCATCAAAGATAATATCAGCATTTGCAACAATACAAACTTGATCTTTTAAATTCTCATTACAAAAATCAAATAATTTTTTATAAGTTGGTCTCTCTTTATTAATAACCTTTTTAATTTTTGGAGATTCAAAATTTAATTCCGCATCTTCTTCCATGAAAAGATATACGTTTTCAATATAATCATTCCCAAGGTTCTGATGTAAACAATACAGATATTCTCCATTCCTCATATGATTTGAGGAATTAAAATATTCAAGCAATAAATTCATTGTTTTCAATCCAGTCGATCAAGTTTACTTTTGGATACCAACCAAAAACAGATTTAATTTTATTATTATTCGCAAGAGTCTCTCTTGCTTCCCCCATCCTTGGTTCTATATTTATCTGATTATCGGAAATAACATTTGCTATTTCATTGATAGAATAATTTTTACCGGGACCAACATTATAGAGTTGTCCATAGTAATAATCTTCAACGTTAACAGTTGCTGCTAAAATATTCGCATTAATAACATCAGATACGTGAGTAAAATCTCTACGCTGCTCCCCATCACCAATAATGGTTAGTGGATTGCCCTCGGATCTTTGACGTAAAAATATACCAACCACAGGAGCATATTGTCCCTTCAGTGGTTGTCTTTCTCCATATACATTAAAGTATCTAAAAATTACTGTTTTTAATCCAAATAACTTTGTATACATTGAACAAAGTTTTTCTCCAGAAATTTTAGATACTGAATAAGGGTTTAGACAATCATCCAATTGATTTTCATTATTTGGAGTCTCATTATGCCCATATCCAGAAGAAGATGATGAATATATGACTTTCTTAACACCAGATTCTCTAGAGCACTGAAGCACTGTAGCAGTTCCCAATACATTTGTTTTAACTGCTAAAAGTGGATTTTTTATTGCTGGTTGAATTCTTGCTTCTGCTGCTAAATGAAACACATAATCTACACCATCATAAAGTTCTTTTGTTTTTTCATAATCACAAATATCATACTTATAATTCTGCGCTTTATCATTCCAATAAAATTCACTATTAGATTCTGCACTCTCATTATCAATAACAACAACCTCATGACCAATCTCAAGTAGTTTATCTACCAAATGAGATCCAATAAAACCTGCTCCACCAGTTACTAATGATTTCATTTTTACTCTTTTGAAAATACAACATCAACTTGTATAACACTACCGTAAGGAAAGTCTTGATTTTTATTCATCCACTTATGCTCTTCTATAATATCATATTTTGAAAATCCAATTTGTTTCATATAATCAATAACTTCATCAAACAAAGGGCTGCCTTCGTTGTATTGAAGTGTGGCAACTTCTAGTATAACATAAGATGCTTTTTTTACTATTTCAAGTCCACCTTTAATAATATCCAACTCAGATCCTTGAGTATCGATTTTAATTATATCGAAAGTCTTATTATCAACTTCACTTATAACTTCATCTAAAGTAAATGTATTTTTTTTAACTTGAACACTATCTTTATAATTTCTAGTTTTTTCTTTTAGATAAGAAGTTCCTGTACAAGTAGGATTTTTTGGATTTAAGTGTAATGTTACTTCTTTATTGGTATCACTCAATAAAACAATACAATGAGAAAATGGCAAATTTTCTAAAAATTCTTCACAATTTTCATTGCCTTCCAACATTAAAGAATCTATATTTTTCCATACCCCTTTACAAAACATAGAAAAATTTCCATGATGTGCTCCAATGTCTAATAGTGTATTTGGGGTATAAGTTTTAGACAACTCAATCAAATAACTCTCAATACTCATAGATAAATTTCCTTAAACTTTTGAACTACTTTTTCTGGAGTATAGTCTTGATAACAATTCCAGTCTAAAGAATTTATTTCCTTCTTATCAAGATTCCTAAGAATATGGAGAATTTCGGAATAGTTTTCATAGTAGATTCCCTTTTCATCCAGTGTATCTATATGATTTCTTTCTGGGGATTTTTCATAAGTAATCACAGGTTTATTTCTAATCGAAAACTCAGCACAAGAAAGTCCAAAAGATTCTCCAACATACCTTGCATGAAGCATAGCATCACAAGTATTGATAAATCTAACCTTATTATTCATATCAGAACTACCAGGAAGATATATCACTCTATCATGCTTTATGAATGGTTGAGTAAATTGAAAAACAAACCAAATATCAGATCTCTCATCAAGAACTTTCTGTATTGCTTTCTTTACAAAATCTATATCAAAAGTTTCCCATCCACCGTTTCTTCCAATGATTAAATCACTCTTCGGTATTTCCAATTCTTCTCTCATATCACCTTCAACTTCTGGAAGGTATGCCATATGTGGGACAAAAGGAATCTGATAATTTGTTATCTTAGAAAGCCACTTTGATCCCATAGCATAAACATCACCATGAATCCAGTTAGATTGCCAGTGACCTGATACTGCGTTAATAAGATTCTTACACTCTTTTGCGACTATACCATCTGATGATCCACCTTTAATTGCAAAAAATGAATCACAATGGTTCTTTGAAAGAATCGTATCTATCTCTGATTTTTCAGTATAAGAAAATACTGAAAACTCTTTTTTAAATTTACCTATTACACTTTCGTCATTGCCGACATATGTACTATTGTGCAAAATAATTGGTTCAATGTTTAGATACTCTCTCGTCCAGTAAGCATAATCATAAAGTGCAACGGTTGTCCCTCTTAATGTTAAAGAGTTATCATGGAATGCTATTCTCATTTTAATTCTTGCATCAAAGGAAGTTCTTCATACCATTTCATAACATCACCATACTTAAATTCCAATAGATCTTTGATCTCCTGACTTTCGTTTTTCCAATTACTACTTCTCTGTTTAAATTTAAAGCAGTTTGGATCATTATCCAAATTCCAAAAGTCCAAAATTGGTTTTATTCCACACTCAGATAATACCTCATACTTGGCAAAAAGTAAATTATATTTTCTCCGATCGTTATACAAGTATCCATCAGCGTGTTCTTTATACTTAAAACAATCATATGGATCTGACAGAAAATCTTCCAATCCCTTATAGTTTTTACTTACATAATATTCATTATCTCCCCCACACTGTTGATTATGAGATCTAATACCATCAGTATTTTCCCAACGACGAAAGCAAGATAAAACATAATCATATGGATTACACATTAAATAAACCACTCTGGAATTTTTTCCAAAAATTTCATAATTTGGATTTCTATGATGATGATTTATTGTATGATTAAATCCCCGATTAAAATGCTTACCAACAGAATTAATCAGAGCATAAGTTCCAGTACATCCTTGTGTGATTAAAAAGTTTTCCATAAATTACCTCAACTCCGAATTATATTGTCCACTCTTAGAACCTTGATAAAAAAGTGGTGGGATAGACCAGTAAACATTCATATCTAATTTGTAGAAATGATATGCAAGTTCCCAATCACTCACAAGTTGAAAAGGAACGATAGATTCATAAATTCTTTTTGCAGATTCTTTCTTAAGAAGATATGCTTCAGCACAGTTTGTTGAGGGATGTGGTACTTGAGCAAATCTTTCATTTATCAAAGAACAACCTTGTAGTTTTTGATTCATAAAATCAATACCACAACCAGCACCCATAAAAATAGAATCCCAATCTTCTGGTGCAGTCTCAACTAATTGTTGAATCTTATCAAACAAACCACCCTCAATAGGAATAGCATCGTCTTCAAGAATCAATCCAACTTCTTCCTCTTGATTAGCAATCTTTTTTATTGCAAGGATATGCTTAATTGTGCAAGAGATTTCTGCTGGATTAATAATTCTAAACTTATGAACTCTACTGTCCCAGAGATATCTGATCTTCTCATCAAACATCTGTTCGTCTGGTTTATAATATTCATTGCCTTCAATCTCTTCTTTATCATAATCAGTTATGAATTCATAGTCAAAGTCACCTTCTGACAGGGAAGAAATAATATTAGACTTTCTATCTTCAAGTTTTGTATAGTGAATAATGTAAGTTTTCATTTCAAAATTTTATCCTTAAAGAATTTTAGAACATTGTCTGGTTTAACAAACTCTGGAATCTTATTGTTCTTAAACCAAGGTTCACTCAGAATCTCTTCATAGAGACTTTGATCTTTGTCAACCTGAAGTATGTAGTCAATCAACTCATCGTCACTTTCGAAGGCGTGAGCGTTGATAAAAGACTTCTCATTGAAATCATTCACAACATCAGGAGCACCCCAATAGACTGGGATAGTATTAGTAAACATTGGTTGAATAATTTTCTCAGTCACATAACCATTGTTAGAAGTGTTCTCAAAACTGATATTGAACTTGAAGTAATTCAAGAAGTTAATTTTATTTTCTTGATCACCTCTACCCTCAAGAAGTCCTCCAATATTATTATAGAGTCCACCACCACAATGAACTTCTCCCCTTTTCATAAGTTTGGGAACAAAGTCAACTCTCTTACCTTTTGGTTGTGTTGCAACAAAAGAACAGAACCACTTTTTATCAGAGAGGTTAGATAAGTCCTTCCCCAAGAACTTATCTACGGGATGGAGATATGATTGATCACGCTCTTCATTGTGTGGAACATTGAACCAGTTAAGGTGCATTGCCCAGAGAGGAAGTCTATAGTTCCTCTCGTCTTCAATATCTTCAAAAGTAAAAGAAAAGTGTGACTGATTAAAATCTGCTGGTTGATTCTCTCCAGTGTAGAATACTTTCTTTGTCTTACCGTTGTTATACCTCAGATGATTCTGCTGTCTAAAGTAGTCAACAGAGTGAAATAGAATATCAGGTTCTTGATCGGTAATAATAACATCAAACTCTTGACTCAATAGGTGGTAAAAGTAATTATCAGTTTTAATAAGATTTGGCCAAAAGTCTACAAAATCAACTGTCAGAGTTTCTTTTTTCATAATCAGATCCAACTCTCAATCTTTATATTCCTTCTGCGAATTTCTTCTATAAACATTTGAGTATTATAGTTGCTCTTAAGTAAATGATTATGCCACTCAATATAAATTTCATCAATCAAATCAATAGTATCATCATCTATTAGTTTTCCAAGAACTTCATATTCAGCACCTTCAATATCCATCTTACAGACAACATAGTCATCTTTGTTGATATTGTTTTTCATATACTCCGAAAAGTCTATACACTTAACATTGATTGTGTTGTCAAGATCTTTGCTATCAATGTAATGTGGTTTTGCCCATTCATCTTCCATAATATTAGTGGCACCACCAGACTTTAAATCATATCCAAGGTGCTCGCCCGTGTGTTGACAAACATACTCTCCATCAAAAGACTCAATAGTCAATTGCTTTTCACACTCTTCAATCCACAGAGCAACCTGATTGAATGTTATAGACAGACTCTTATGCTGATCTTCAGAAAATCTTTTCTTAGAGAATTCTATTGCATATGGATTTGGTTCAAAACAATGAATATCAAAGGTATCATCAATAATACCTTTATCGACAAATTGCAGAAGACCTTGCCCCAAATTTGTTCCACAGTCTAGAAATATTTTTTTAGTCATTCAAACCACTCCTTTCTCCATTGTTGACCACCAGCAAAGTGGCGAATAATTGTATCTTCTCTATTTACCTTATTAATCAAGAACTCACAATTTGATTCTCCTTCCATCTCAGTAACATTCCATGCCGTAGGAAGAATCTCTACGTGCTCATAAAGTTCTTCTAGAGAATATACAGTCCAATCTGTTTTATCAGAATGCCATCCATAATCAGGAAGATTCCAGAAAGGTTCGTCCGAGTGCCTCTTAATGCCTGCAAGAGAATACCAAGATGCTTGTTCTCTAAACTCATGCCAAAAACTATTTACATATCCAAATCTTTCATGAATCGTTTTCACATCATTTAATGCTTGATATCTCTCTTCGGATAAAATATTTGCAACCAATTGCCTAGACCATTCATTAACTCTAATCGAATAATTGCCCATACAATGAGTATTGCCAGAGTCAATAGAATATGAAAAAGATTTATTTGTTTGATAAAGTTCTTCAGTATTTACAATGCACATATCGGCATCTAAATGAGTAACTATATCCCCATCAACAACATATCCTTCATCAAGCATCTGCTCAAGAATGGTAAACTTTAACCAAGTATAATTTCCACGATACTTGTAAAGATTGTCTTTCAATTCAAGATATTCAAATCCATGCTTATCGGCATACTCTTGATTTCTAGGAGTCATATAAGTATCAAAGAATTGTTGCCTTTGATCATTATAAGATCCAAACACTAAAAGAACTTTTTTCATCTAACTCTCTTAATAATATTATCGAAGACACCTTGAAGAGAAAAGTATTTATTATAGAGTTCTTGACCCTTCTTCAACATCTCAGTGTATATATCATCAGAAATATTCTTTAAAATATTATAAGTATCCCCAATATGATCATCATCGATGATGACACAAAACTCTTCCCAATCCAACTCATCAGACCAAGGAAGTGCATGATCATCCGAAATGTATACGGGAACTGTATTTAATTGCATTGATTCATAAAGTCTAAAACTTGTTGTCCCATATCCTCTAGGGCAAAGGGAAAACTTAGAAGCAGACATAACGTGAAGAAAATTATTCAATTTTTCTTCTCCAACATTAATATTCCAGTTACCTGCTTTAACAAGACAATCATCCTTTCCCCTAAATGCCTTTACCATATCCGTTCTAACCCAATAAGTATTAGATCCAATAAAAGATGCAAAATATTTATGATCTCGTTTAGGTGTTTCGGGAACAGAAGAACAAACTAATGGGATAGGAATTACATTACCTTTTTTACGATTTCCACCTGCAGAAAAGATCATAGTATCTTCAGGAAAATCTTCAAAAGGTCCGTCATCTTGTTGACAAACTGTAAAATACTTTCCATTCTCATCAAGAGAAGTGTTCAATAATCCTTGGAGATCTGGATATTCTTTTCCCGCCCAAATTTTATTGCAGAAAATATTAGACCAGAAAATATCAATATATTCTCTTTCAGGTTTAATTTCCAACTTTTGATAAAGACTATAAAAATACTCTTCGAGATATTCGCCTTGATGATATGGTGGATAGTTTGGAGTTAATGATTTTGGTCTCAGATACTCTTCATTCAAATAAACCACAGTCCTTCCTCCTTAAACTTACGAATCTTAGTTTCAACACCAACCATCCAATTATTATGAACAATCATAGCATTTTCTTTTTTACCTTGCTGATAATAAACATTACCATTTGGAAAAAGATCTTCTGACAACAGAGCAACGTAATCATTGTATTTACTCAATGCAATACGATTCATAATCAATTGATCATCATCGGAGTCATCAGCACCACATTCAGCAATCAACTGACGACACTCTTGAGTTTCATTGAAGACCATAAACCCAGTGCAGATTGTAGAACCAGGAGCATCAGTCTGGAACAATACTTCTTCGTGCCCTGTGAGTAGTTTTACGGGATTCTCTTTGAAAACAATATCAGTATCAACCCACATTAGGTTTGGATGTTCCTTTTGAACCTGGTCAATAATCTTCCACTTATGCCTCACAATATTTCTGAATCCACTATTCTGATTAAAAGTCCAGTCTTGATATTCTTTTATTTTCTGATTCATATAAAGAAAAGCACCTTTATATCCAGAAGTTGAGAGGGAATTGTAGACTTCCTCGTCCATACAAGCAATTATAAAATCATCCATATCGATGCCTACATTTTCAGCAGACTTCAACATATTTAAACAAATATCAAGACATCCTGAGTTTAAAAATGTAAGAAATTTCATTGATCTTTATACCATTCGTAAGTTTTATAAATCCCTTCCTTCAGAGAAATTTGTGGTTTCCATCCAAGAGATTTGATCTTATCAACATTAAGAACCTTTCTTGGAGTTCCATTTGGTTTGGAAGTATCCCATTCGGTGTCACCAGGAAAACCAATCACATTTGAAATAATGTTGGCAAGTTCTTTAATAGTAATATCCTCACCAGTCCCAACATTGATTGGTTCTGGATCATTATAATCTTTCATACAAATAAAACAAGCTTCTGCAAGATCATCAACGTGAAGAAACTCCCTTCGAGCAGAACCATCACCCCAAAGTTTTACATCTGGCCACCAAGGACCACCCATATCAATAGTGTATCCCTCAGTATTTGCATAATGATACTTTGCAATCATCGCAGGAAGAACGTGAGAAGTTTCTAGATCAAAATTATCATTAGGTCCATATAGGTTTGTTGGCATCAAGGAAATAGCATTAAACCCATACTGCTTTCGATATGCCTGACACATCTTGATACCTGCGATTTTAGCAATAGCATAAGCATCATTTGTTGGTTCAAGTGGACCAGTCATCAAGTATTCTTCTTTGATTGGTTGCTCACACATCTTTGGATAGATGCAAGAAGAGCCTAAGAAAAGAAGTTTCTTAACACCAAACTTCCTTGCTGCCTCAATAATATTTGATTGGATCATTAAATTATCATAAATGAAATGTGCTGGATAATCACTATTAGCACCAATTCCACCCACTTTTGCTGCCGCAAGATAAACATATTCTGGTTCATTAATCCTGAAAAATGTTTCAACATCTTCTTGTCTTCTCAAATCCCACCTAGAAGATGGTGAGGAAAGAATGTTTGTGTAACCCTTCATATGGAGCATACGAACGATTGCTGATCCTACCAACCCACTATTACCAGCAACATAAATTTTAGACTCAACATTCATTTTCACACATTTCCTTTACTAATTGATCAAATGTCGTTTTCGGTTTCCAACCCAGGTTTTCTTTTGCCTTAGAAGCATCGCCAAGTAAGGTTTCAACTTCAGCAGGTCTAAAGTATTTCTCATCAACTACAATACGAAGTTGTCCAGTATTCCTATCAATCCCAATCTCATTTAGACCCTCATTTCTCCACTCAATATTCATTCCAAAATAAGGTGCCGCTTTGTCAACAAACTCCCGAACAGAATACTGCTCACCTGTAGAAATTACATAATCATCTGGGATATCCTGTTGAAGCATTAACCACATTGCCTCTACAAAATCCCTGGCGTGCCCCCAATCTCTTTTGGCATTGAGATTACCTAATCTAAGAATAGATTGCTTTTCTTCTTGAATGGCCTTAAGTGCTCTAGTAATCTTACGAGTAACAAATGTCTCGCCTCTGCGAGGACTCTCATGATTAAAAAGAATGCCCGTGCAAGCATAAAGTCCATATGACTCACGATAGTTTTTCGTAATCCAATATCCATAAACTTTTGCACATCCATAAGGAGACCGTGGATAAAATGGTGTTGTTTCTCTCTGAGGAATCTCTTGAACCTTACCAAACATTTCGGAAGTTGATGCTTGATAGATTCTAGTCTTTTCTTCCATACCAAGAAGACGGACTGCTTCAAGAACACGCAAAGTTCCCAAAGCATCCGTTTGCCCAGTGTATTCAGGCATCTCGAAAGAAACTTTTACGTGACTCTGAGCACCGAGATTATAAATCTCATCAGGTTGAACTTGCTGAATGACTCTTACAAGATTGGTAGAGTCAGTCAAGTCTCCATAATGAAGATTGATTTTATTGTAGATATGGTCAATACGATGAGTATTGATCAATGAAGCACGACGAACAATACCATGAACTTCATATCCTTTGCTCAGTAAAAGTTCTGCAAGATAAGAACCATCCTGTCCTGTTATTCCAGTAATTAAAGCAACTTTCATATATGATTGATCAGTCAGTACATTATATCAAATAATCAAACAACATGCAACAAGATTATAAAGGCAACTTATTACCTTTGTGCTTGGCAGTTAAAAATGAATAATCATTCAACACTTCGACAAGTTTTTCAATTTTTTTCTCCAAACTATCCACCTTTTGCTCCAACTCATGAATTCTCAACTCCGAACTTTTTGGTTTTGAAATTGGTTTTGGTAGAGCAACTTCTAACCTTTCTACTTTTACACTTGTTTCAATTGGAGCAGATGGAGAAGAATTATTATTGGCATTACCTTTAAGTTTTTGCGTAAAAGTTTTTCTTGCCATTTTTTTATTTGACCTTTATTTTTATTTAGATAATACATGGCACTAAAAAAGGATGGTTTAGCAACCATCCTGTTAGGTCTTTTCATGCACGCCACTTATTCTTTTACAGGAAATAAGAAACCTGGCGGGGTTAACCCCATCCGCACCACTTGCCCTTTTAAGGAATGGCAAGAAACCTATTTTGAACTTACAAATGAATTAATTTTATCTGCAAGTTTCTCAATTTCGGCATAACTTGGAAACTCTGGATAATCCATTTTAACCGAATTCTCTTTGTTCCATTCATATGCCGTACTATATTTGCATTGATATTCATCTTGCGCCAATGCATTTGCTTGTTTAAAAATCTCAAAGCGAAGTTCATAAGGTGTCATAGGTATTCTCCTAATTTGTGTGTTGTGTTATATTGGGTCAAATTTGACTCCACCAGTACTTTTAGAGTCTCTCCGTGACTAAAGGGGGGGTTCCCGACCAGTGCTGTTTAAGTCCATCCGTGACTATGAGAATCTTTTAATATCCTCATCTAACTGACGCAATACACCTTCAGGAGTATATGCACCAGTTGCTTCTTTGCGTCGCTTCATTTCTTCTTCAATCTTTTGAGTAATAGAAGCATGTCGGCGGATTTCTCCACCCATGGACATCATTTTTTTAGTTTGACTCATACAAAACTGAAGTTGCATGAGTTCCATATCATCAAAATACATCATCGTTTTCATCACTTTTCACATAAGCAGGAACTCTATCAGGGTCCAACCAGAGAGTATAATTGTAATCTTCAATGGCAGTCATCAACTGCATTTCATTATCACAAAGATACATATCACGATATCGTCCAGTGTAAGAATCAACTTTTTGAATCCTAAAATCAGGTTTACCGTTAATTTCTAATGTACCAACTTGAACATAACGATAAGGAAATCTTTCCATAATAACAGTTGGTTTCCTAATCACTTTCATCAAGCAACCTCAACTGTTTCAAGATCAGCAAGAACATATTCCATAAGCATTTCATAGTCATCAAGAGGATCACCAGAGAATACTACACCTTCGTTTTCATAGTAGCGGCGAACCTTTTTGTAGAGTTTCGGATTCTTTACATCAAGGTAGAAATCTCCATTTGCCGCACCACGAAGGGTCTGAATTTCTTTCTTAAACTTGGAAGTAATTGTCATTGTTTTGTTTGATTACCTTTTAATTATAAGGGAATTGAACTTTGAAGTCAAGGTGAATATGCCAGTATTTAAAGTGGTCTATTCATCCTTTTCTTCAACATTTTCTCGAATGACTTTTGATAAGAAATCAATAAAATTTAGAATCTTAATTAAGAATTGTTTTATTGTTTCTCCAAAATTGTTTTCAACCCAAGATTTTGATAGAAATTTAGAAATTCCGACAATAACTGCTGCCCAAAAGGATGATATAATAATCAAATAATTTAATATTTGACTTTTATTTAAGTTCATTTTTTTAAGGTTAAAACATTTATTATAATTTATCTGAGTTTTGGTCCAAAAATCCAACTAACTAAAGAAATACGTTTTCCTTTAGTTATTGGAGTAACTCTATGTGGAATTCTTGAGTCAAAAATAATCATAGTACCCTTTGTTCTTGGCGCAACGACAGTTTTTCCATGATAGTCAATAAACTCAAGATCTCCACCTTCAAACTCTGAAGGATCTGTTATGAGAAGTGTTGCACTCAACTTTCTAGTATGCTCTGGTTCATCCGAAAGACCATAATCGGAGTGCCAACTATAATGTTCTCCCACATCATAAGTTGTAATTTGAATGCCCTCAATGAAGGTTAGATCATATTCCCAACAAGTTCTATTTGCAAGATTAAAGTAGTGTGAAAATATTGAAGATACCCAGTGCCCTTCATACCACCAACTAACTTTGGAGTTTCTTGTTTTAGTTTCAATAGATGAGTTTTCAGTATCTCCAATATAAGCTTCAGAAAAACAATCAAACTCAATATTATTTACCTCTTTGACCATCAAATCAATTAGTTCTGATGGAATAACTTCTTCATAGTGACCTACAGAGGTCGCAATTCTTGTCTGTGTCATAACTAAAATTTAATTTTAAATTTAAGATGCTTCGTCGTGGTCTGTATACATTCTCAGCAGTTCATTATCTGCTGGAATCATTACTGCAGTTTGCCCACTTTCTTCGTTTCTGATTCCAATATGCTCCCCATTCTCAACTCTTTCAATCAAGGTGTCCCAGTTGTTTTGCCAGTGTTCCACAGAATAAATCTTCATTGTTGATAATATATATGCATCGGGGCGACAGGATTCGAACCTACGACATCCGCCTCCCAAAGACGGCGCTCTACCAAACTGAGCTACGCCCCGTTACTGAACTATTATAAGATCATTTTTTCTTTTTGTCAAACGGTGCCCAGTGCTCCCACTTATATTTATGAACTGCCCACATTCCTGCTATGGGCAATACAATAAGAGAACCACTTAGAATACCAAGAAATACTGGATTGTTGAGTGCTGCTGCTACAAAGTGTGACATTATGGATTTGTTGGGTCAATACCAAGTTCATTTAAATAATCAATCCACCATTGTGGATCTTCTTGCGTTTTCCAATCAGGAACCTCAAGTCCCCTATCAGAATACCATTCCCAGAGTGCTCTGTCAATGGTCTGTGCTGTTTCAATAATTCTCTTTCTCTTCATCAACATCTGCATATGCGTCTGCCAAATAGGGTCCGTGTTCTCGTTTGGAATCTTCTCTGACATAATCGTTTTCAGAATTTACAGCAGCAATCCACACAGATAATTTCATTACTATGTAGATTATAACAACAGGTAAAAAGCAAGCAATAAGAATTAGTGATTTCATTCTTCCTCCTCGTCCCAGTATCCATCAAAAGGTTCTTGGCACATTTCTCTGTGCTTTAAAAACTGAATTGCTTGTTGAAGTTTCTTTTCGTCTTCTTCTGTAAACTTTTCTTCTGATTCCATCTTTACTAAAGTGTTATGTTTAGCCAAGAAAAGAGTGGTGGGATTACTCCAATAAGTCGAAGAAGACCTTCAGCAAAAAGAGCAAGAACAACCCAACCAACACACATTGAAATAATCGCAGCATTACGATTATGTCTTCGTATGGCATCATCAATCATCTCCTGTACTTCACTACGACTTACAAACTCATCATGAGGTTCAATCATTCAGGAAAATCCTCTTCCAGTTCCGTTAAACGCTTCTCCCATGTTACTCCACCGTCTTCCCCCCTGCAAGGGTTTATGCAGGTATCATCACCAAGTTTGTTACATACAAGACCAGCAAGATCTAATTCGTTTCCTTTCTTACCAGTTCCCGACCAATAGTGCTCACCATTCAGCCAAGTAGCACCACACTTAGGGCATTCTTTCCTATCAAGAGATAGGTCGGACAGCTCTCTATTCTCCATCTTTGTACTCCTTAAGGAACTTCTCAAAATCGGTCGTATCCTTAATAAGTTGCCTCTTAAGTTTCCAACCCATCCACTTCATTTGCGTCCTTACAAATGCATATCGGATTTGTAAGTCAAGGTAAGCAAAGAGTCTCATGGTCTCATCATAACCTGCATAAGCAACTAATGCAACAAATGTCAGCATTAGAAGATAAAACCCTGCCATTTTATAATCCCATATATTCATATGTAGACATTAAAGCATCTCTTAACATTTCAATGTCTTTGTTGTTACTAAACGGAAAGGGTGGGATTCGAACCCACGGTGCTACTAACACGGCAGTTTTCAAGACTGCTACCTTAAACCACTCGGTCACCTTTCCAAGTTTTATCGAATCTCAAAGTCTAATTTACGAACTTTTCGATCCCTTCTTGCCTGTTGCCAAGCAATGTCTTCATGAGTTAAGAAATTCTTTTTTCTTTCCTCTTTGTATAAGTTTAACATAACAACCTTAGATAAGTCAATACCTGATATCTTTTCTCCTCTTATTGTTGTCATATTAGGACAACCACAAGATATTGTTTTTGTGGGATGTCCCTCTAATTCTCTATTACAATTCTTACACCTTACTCTTATCGTATCCATAATATATTCATTTTGTTTTATTCGGTTTTATTTATAATGGGAAGTATCGGATTCGAACCAATGACTTACTGCTTGTAAGGCAGCCACTCTACCGCTGAGTTAACCTCCCGTGACCTCTGTCTAGGAATCGAACCTAGTTTCCAAGTGCGTTGTCCGCCTGTCCTTACCAATAGACTACCAGAGGGAAAGGTGATGAGTGCCCATCACCAGCGGAAGACACTTTCCGCAATTTTCACTGCATTAGAGGGCAGTGAAGATATGATAGAATCAGATATTTCCAACCCTATCAACTCCTGCTGCTGGGCTCGAACCAGCGACATCCGGATTAACAGTCCAGCGCAACTACCAACTGTGCTAAGCAGGAATAAGAACCAAAAGGTTCAGAGCGGGGTATCGGAATCGAACCGACGACATCTAACTTGGAAGGATAGCGTTCTACCGCTGAACTAACCCCGCATATGAGACAATTATAAACTATTTAAGTTTAATTGTCAAGTGTCGTTGAAAGGACTTGAACCTTCACGAATAAATTCACTGGAACCTAAACCCAGCGCGTCTACCAATTCCGCCACAACGACTTGATGGAGTAAGTGTGATATACCTCATAAGGATATAACAGTGACTTACCCTCTATCACTTTATATAGTAACAAACTCCTAAGAATTTGTCAAGCACTCTGAGAGGGATTTGAACCCCCGTCTTCTTCGTTCGTAGCGAAGCACTCTTCCACTGAGTTACCAGAGTATAGGCGAAGGATGAGGGACTTGAACCCCCACTAACGGTTTTGGAGACCGTCGTGCTACCAATTACACCAACCCAACTGGTTCTGAGGGTAGGATTCGAACCCACGAATGGCGGGACCAAAACCCGCTGCCTTACCGCTTGGCGACCTCAGAAGCCCTCAGTCGGATTTGAAC